CTCATCATTGTGGTGATAAGGCAACGCTCTGCGTCTGACCCGTCTACACGCTCGGAATTAGGGTCAAAATAAACGGTAAATGGGTTAGGAATCGTATCGATGTAGATTTCCTGATCGAACGAATCTTCCTTAACGTAATTTGTGGTCACGCGCCAGAAACCCCAACCCATCCTTACCGCATGGTCAAACGCCGTATCGTAGGCGGTATCCGCATTGGAATTGACCTCAATGTGCCTGCAAATCCCTTCAATGACTTGGGCGGTCTTTACGTCCGCTTCATTGTTTGTCGGGTGAACCCTGATTCGGGGTCGCTGCTGGCGCTGCTGGTTACTTACTTGGCGGCAATATCCGTCCAGCTTGTTAATGGTCAGGACGGGACGCGATTCTAGGTTGCGGGAGTTTTGCAGTTCAACGGGCCATTGGTCGCCATTGACAAACTTCAAATCCTCCAACCCCTCTTGGCGATTCATGGTGTCTGCATCATTGCAGAGTTTGAGGAAGTCGATCGCTTCGTCAATGATTGGGTCAATATCCATTTAGGCCATCCATGACTGTGGTACTTGGTACGTCTGTTTAACTACCCGTTTCTTAGGCTCATTGACAACTAACCCTAGCATTCTGAACGCATCCGCGCCGTGCGAATATTCGTCATGCACGGGATTTTTGCTGAACGCCTTAGTGTCGGGGTCAACGTCAAACCTGTAATGTCGCAAACATTGTAGCCCATCTGCACAGTTTTCCCTATCAAACCAACAATTGCGGAAAAGCGTCCTTGCGGCATTAATACTATCAGGAATTGGCGTTCTTGGGATAATTTTCGTTTTATACCCTGCCGCCCTCACAATTTGGTCGATAGAACGCCCTGCCGCTGCGAGGGTTTTGTTCTCTGCATCATGTGGCAACCATAGTGTATCGTAGACATAACCATAGGTTTGCATCTTAGCCAGGTACTCGGAAATAGTCTTTTGGCTATCCTCATGGTAGCGAATTAGCCTAGTTTCCATGCCAATCCATTGCACGAACCAGATTGCCGTAGCATCCGACCAACCAAGGTCAAAGACTGCGTGGACAGGCTTAGACGGGTCGTAAGGAACTTTTGTAATCCGTTCCTCTAAGTCTGCCATCTGCATTTCACGGGCAAATACCGCACCGTCTACAGTTTGGCGGCAGATTCCCTCCCAAACGGTGTTGTACGACTCAATATCCCTATCCCGCAGGGAATTTTTCTCAATATTGAGCGTTTCGGGAAACCAAGGGTTATCCGACCAATTGATTTTCTGGACTACCGAATTAGCCGGTGGATGAATTACAAACCGCTGGTAGGTTTCGTCAGACTCTAGTTCGGGGTTAAACGTTACCCATATTTCCGAATCCTGCTTACGGATGGTAGGAATCAGGACATTCCACGATAACCGGCTGGTCGTTTGGGCTTCTTCCACCCAGCAAATGTCCACGCCTTCGTAAGATTTAACGTTGGCTACGTTGTTTTTTAAACCAATAAAGGAGAATTCCGTTCCATTCTTGCCCCGAATGCTGTTTTGGGTGATCTCGTAAAACCCGTCTAAGCGTAGATCAATGATCTGGTCGCACAATAATTTATGGACGGAATCCCGTATGGATGTCTGAAATTCACGGGCGCAAAGGATGCGTAATTGCCTTTGTGCGCCTTTTATCAATAGCGCCCTGGCTACGCCCCAAGACTTAGCGCCGCCCCGCCCACCGTACAGGATTCGATACCGCTGCTTTTCAGGTTGAAACAAGCATTGCAGCTTTTGCGGAAACTGCGCGTTGGCTATTGCGCCTTGTACGTCACTCATTCGGCTTTACAAAAGTGACCTGTATTCCGCTTATCAATGGAGCGCCATCAGCACCCGTAATTTCCGTCTTGGTCGATTCCCGATACTTCTTAGGAAACCGCGCAGCCATTGAGCGTGACCAGATTGAGGCGTTGATTTTGTCCGATTCTTTGTTCTCAATCATGTGAGTTTGGGCTATATCTTCCCACCAAAGCAACTCATATTCCTTTGCAGTGTCCAAGGCTTCTCTAAATTCTGCAAATTCATCACGCCAACGATAAAGTGTCGCCGTGGAGACACCTAATGTTGCGCCAATTGCTTCAGTCGATTTGCCGAGTTTGCCCAACTCTATGACTTGCTCAATGTAAGCAGGATCATATAGGCTAGGTCGTCCTACTGGACGTTTCTCGGCTATTTCGGTCATTTTTTCTTCTTAGCTTGCGCTTCCCGCTTCTCAGCGTAGGCAATTGCCACTGCCTGCTTCACGGGTTTACCGGCTTTTACCTCGGTCTTGATGTTTTCTTTAAACGCCTTCGGGCTTGCTGATTTTTTAAGCATTTTGCTCTCCAGTTAACAATTCCAACTTTTTAATGATGCCTTTGCCCGTTCCGCTGGGCCTTTAGAGTGCTTTACAACACCTTCCATTCTGGCGCAAAAACTTGCTTTGCGGCCTTCGTCCTTCTTTGTCTTAGGATTTGGGGCTGGCGGCTTTAGATTGCTGCCGTTCTTAGCGTTGTACTCGGCACGGCCTTTAGCGGTCATTCCCGCGCCTTGGTCGGTAGGCTTGTAAGTCTTGTCCTTGCCCGTGGTTTTATGGGCTATTGGCTTGTCGTGCTTTTTCATTTCTTTGCCGTTTTAGCAGATTCTTTGAATGCTTTAGCCGTAGGTGCGCCCTTAGTGCCAGGCGCTCTCATACGTTCTACGGGTTTACCCTCGTCTTTTTCACGCTTAATGCGCTCTTGCTTGGCGTGAATGTTGGCGTACAGTCCTGGCTTCATGCTTCTACCACCGCACAAATGTCGGCCTCTTGGATTACTTGGTAGTCCTGCCCATCAATCTTGTGGGTAGGCCACTTCAAATAGTCCCCGTTGCCGTATTTAATGAAATCCCCGACTTTTACCTCGTAAACATCAGGGCCAATAGCAACAATTGTGCCTTCGTTAAAAGGCTCTGTGTTGTTGACAATAATAATATCAGAAAGATTGCGAACTTGGGGCTTTACCACAACCCTGTCCTGTAATGGGACTAAATTCATAGCTTTTTTACCTCTTTTGCGGTCAAAGGAGGGATTAGCTGCATTAGCGGTCTGCCTCGGCGTTTGGCTTCCTCCGTCTCAGGCACTATCGGCGCTTTATGTTCGCCGCACCACTCTGTCTTGTGGCGGTTTTGGTAAAGAGGGAAACGCCTGCACTGCCCCATCATTTGATGGTCAATAAAGTACAGGCAATTGCTACAATGTGCATCAGCCATGCCAAATTCTCCTTGGTTTGGTCAGGGAGGGTCAGGGCTGTTTCCCTGATTCCTCCCGTCTATTAACGATATTCGTTACGTTCGTGAGTGTAGCAATTATGCTCGCGGCTTCCGCCCTTCATTTCACCGGCAAAACCGTCTTGCTTGCCTACATCATGGCGGGTAGGGCTATCTTTAGCGCCCATTGCCACGCCACCAACAATCTTAGCGCGGCGTTCGCCCGATTCGTCACTGGCTCTTACGCCCATTGGCATTTTTTCGCCAGAAGCGCCAGGGCGGGACATTTCTTTGTCAACGCTAGATGCGCCAACTTTTTTCATACCAGTGCGGTCAGAGGCCATTACGCCCTTTGGCAGTTTTTCAGCTTTTTCGTAACCCATGTTAATTCCTTGCAAGGTTTATGGATGACATTACAATGTCGCGGTCATTATAGGAGATTTTTCTCATGGCTACCAACTTTACCCTAAAACGCGAAAAAGCAGTTCACACCATTCCCGCAGTCTACGAAATGGAACGCGAACACAAAGCCGAGCGCCGCAAAGTCATGGCGCTGGAAAAGGAACTGCACAAACATGAGCGCACAGATGCCGCCCATGCCCATCCTATGCACCGTTCGCATGAGCAAAAGTCTGCTCCCCTTCCGTCAATGCGGAAATAGGCACTTTATTGGGCCACTTTCGGGTGGTCAGTAAGACCAAAACTGTCCTTTGGTGGGCTTTTAGCCATAATTCTTGCCGTTCCTCTTTGTCCATGTCTGCGCCTTGGTCTAACGCAGCGTGGCAAGTAAAGCACAGGCTGGCGACCAGGTTATCGTCAGCTTTAATGGCTTTACCCTTACCGCCGCCCCAGTTTATGTGCGCGGCGCAAACTGTTCCATCCTCTGTTCCGCAATGCTGGCAGGGAATTGTTCGGCAGGCTTCCAATAATGCTTTGGAACGGACATACTTTCGTTTGGGAAACATCATCTCATAGCCTTGTCGGTGCGCCCATTGGCGTATAAATTGGCTTTTTCCGCTTCAATCCTGGCTTGGGCGGCAATCATTAGCCATCGAGTACGTTCCCTTTGCTCCACGGCTTGCTGAAGGGCTAAAAGGTGCTGAACGTACTTTGGGTCGGCGTAGGCTTCGCGCTCTTGGGCTGCGGTTGTTTTGTGGCCTTGGAACTCAAAATCCTTCATTAGCTGCGCTTTTACCGTTTTTCTAAGTTCGGTCATGTACACCAATTGGGCTTCTGCCACGGCGTAATCCCCCGCATGGTCGCGTAGGTAATCAACGGCTTTATCAAGATTGCTCATTTGTAATCTTCTTCAGCCATATGACAAAAAATGGAACATTCAATCTTTTGTTCTGTGGGGTAATCGCCTGCATCTGGTGGCAACTCATCAAGGTAAATCCGTTCACCTTTTGATTTTGTAATGCTTGCACCAATAACGCGCTCAAGTTTCGCCATACGGTCAAAATGTTGAGGAAAATCAACTCGAATTTTGTTCCAATAGCCAGCCCCACCCTTCACACATCCAATGCAATTGTTGTTGTGATAGCCAAGCCTATACATTGCAGGAAGTTCAATCCCAGCGTTTTTAAGCATTGCCAAACAATCTTCTTTTGTTAGGCCTTTTTCAATCAATGGAGTTTGAATGTCTACATTGTTATTAGCATCAATAAAACGGTCTAAACGGTGCTGTTCTTCAGCCGTATATCCAAATATTTGCCTATCTGTCGGTTGTTCAAATTTTTGGCGAACTTCTTTTTTTAAGAATTTTGTACATGGTGCGCCAGCAATTCCAACAATGTATCGTTGTTTTTCAAAAACTTGAAAAATGCTGCCTTGGTACTTTTTGTTTTGTAAAATTTGTATTTCTTGTCCAAACCATTTTTCACAATCAGCTAAAAATCTTTTATTGTCTGGGTGTTCTTCCATGACTTCGGTGTAAGCAATTATTAAAGGAAATTTTCCTGCATTTTCGGCAATAGCCAATTTGGTTGCTACCGCACTTGCCGCACCGCAGCTAAACCAACAAACAATTCTCATTTTGATTCCTCTATTACTTTTAAAGCCCGCAAAGCCGCATCAGGGCCATCAACCCTTGCCAGCGTACCACCCGTCCATTTGGCAAAAAAAGCCTCTTGTAGCGCCGTTAAACGCTTTTTAGGGCCATCTTTGATTTCCATCAGCATGGTGTGTCCTTTGTAGCCCACAAGTAGGTCTACCGGCAGGCCAATAATCCAAACGTAAGCACCAGCCGCCCGTAATGCGGCTATTACTTGGTCTTGGTTAGCGTCAATCCTGGCTGCGCGGCGCATTCATTTGCTCCATTATGTATTTTTTAATTCCTGCGTAAACAGGGTTTTTGTCTAACTCTTTAACCCGCTGCCAGGCGTAATCCTTCCAGCTTTCCTCTTTGCACAACATAAGGTAATGGGCAAAGATACGGTCGCGGTTTTCATTCATATTCAACATCATCTGTAACTTTTAATGCTCTTTTTGCCATTTCTACAACCGCAATCGGTTTAATCATTCCTGCGTTATGGTCACGTAAAATTCTTTTAGCCCACCATTTTGGGTCGTGTATGTTGTCCTTATTTTCTTGAATGTCAAACTTTGCCTCTGATCTAACAGGCCATTGTCCCCATTGGTGAAAACTGCACAATGGTTTTTCAATCTTGACTGACCATCGTTCATTGCAACCATAGGCGCTGCATTGCAATTCAAAATCATTGCTTGGTTGCGATTCGTTAATCTTAAATTTAGTTAGCGCCATGATATTTTCCTTCTACGATTTTTGCAAAATTGCTTGGACGAACAATCCATTCAAGGTCTGCCGTAAATGCCCGACCGTCTTTTTGATTTACCCTGCCTGTTAAAAACTGAGATTTGTTAATGTGCTGGAAAAATTCTTTCCACCATGTCAAAACATCCTTTGCCGTAATTTCGCCTTCTTGGGAAAGTTCAGCAGCCACTTCTCGCCATCGTTGCCGTAAATAGCCAGCCCTTTGGTCATTCCAAACCTCAACGCGCCGCATGGTAGGCAAATGTTCGTGATAAAGATCAATGACCGCTTGGTGATTACATCCAGGCAACTTTTTACCTTTTTTGTCCACATGGTCGCCGTCAGGCGAACTTATAGACCCGTCTGGGGCTATATATATATCTGTTTTATGGTTTATGGTTTCTAGTTTATCGTTTATAGTTGCCTTAACGATGGGTTGCGTGTCGGATGCCATTGGGTTACCCATTGGGTTCTTTTTTCTACCACCAAGCCGACCATTAGCCCTGTTTTTTTCTGCCATCGCGTGATAAGCGGCAATTACATCTTCGCAGCGAGAATGAAAATACCCATCTTCATGCTTCACAAACATATCGTTTAAAACATCATTAATGACGGATGCTTCCACTCGGATACGTCTGGCAACCCACTGGGTATCCAATGGGATTTTGTTTTCAGTATCGTAATACATGTCCAACAGACGGCGGTAAGCCAAATCTTCTTCGTTGGAAAGGTGGCCTGTGGCGGCCTTGTAGTCACCAATGTTGAATTGGTAATAGTGCATGTTTTTCCTTCGCTGTCCTCCACTAACAAGGAAACTTCGGCAGGCGGGGAGGCTCGCTTTTCGGTACGCTCATGACTTCGTACCTAGCCGGGTTTCACAAAATTCTATACCACTTTTGCAGCTTCTGCAATAAATTTCTTAAACTTGTACCGAAGCACCTGTTCCCAGGCTTTAGGCACTCCACGCTGCCGCCAATTGCTTACAACGTTCTGTTTTACGTCTAGCAAATAGGCCAGCCGACCAGTGCCGCCAGACGCTTGGATTGCAATTTCTAGGATGTCCATCCGCTAAGTATATCACATTTGTGAACGGCAATGGCTATAAATAAAAACTATTGACAATGCCAATTCGATAAAAATAATTGTAAAAAAAGATTTGACAGACTTCACATTTGTGATATAGTTCACCCATGCCGCAACATTTCGTAGCGGTCTTTTTAGGAGTTAGCATCATGAACACGAAACAAGCCGAAACATATCGCAGCATTTGCGAGGGTTACAAGAATGACCCACGTTGGTTGCAAGCAAAAGAGATTATGGCCGATTTAGCCACAGGCATAGAAGACTATGCCTGGGCACAGGCAAAAGCATCTTTGCTGGAGCAAAGTGCCAAGCGCAGCGCAGAACAAGCTCGCATTGGCGGACTCTAATCCCGCAAGGGTCTTTAAAGGAAACAGCATGAAAGAAATAGCACTACTTCAAGCAGAGTACGAGGAAGCCCTACACCAAGGCTTAATCACTCCCGCAATGATGGCAGAAACAATCAACATCTGCGAATTCTCACTCTACGCATTTTTTCGGCCTGTGCATACATGGATGCACACTGATCTAGGCGACATCCACCACGAAATACATACAGCAATCAATTGTGCTGAAGGAGTAACAACATGAACAAAGCAAAAGACATCACTCTCGCCGTGTTTATCGGCATTTCCCTTGCATGGGTACTTGTTTACGGGTGGGCGCTGTAATGGAAAAATATTCACAAGAATGGTACATAGCACAAGCTGCGCCAGAAATGTACAAATTGCTTAAAGAAACATTACGCACTTTAGAGCAAACAACAGATGTTGAAACAGACATAAAAAAAATTCACGAAAAAATTATTAACGTAATTAACAGCATTGATTAAGAAAAAACACCATGAAAAACATTGCATCAACACTTGTCTATGGGTGGGCATTATGAAAGTTTACAAAGCAATCAACGCCGTTCAATCCGAACTGGCAATTCTTGGCATTACAAAAAACCGCCGTAACCAACAAGGTAGCGGTTACAACTTTCGCGGCATTGATGACGTTTACAACACCATTGCGCCACTGTTGTCAAAGCATGGATTGTGCATTTTGCCTCGCGTTTTATCGCGTGAGTGCATTGAACGTATAAGCAAATCAGGAGGCGGCTTGTTCTATGTCACCGTAGATGCTGAATTTGATTTTGTATGCGCTGAAGATGGCAGCAAGCATACAGTTAAGACGTTTGGCGAGGCAATGGATAGCGGAGATAAAGCTACCAACAAAGCAATGTCAGCGGCATACAAATATGCTTGTTTTCAAGCCTTTAGCATTCCCACAGAGGCCGACAATGATGCAGATGCCCACACGCATGAAATTCAAAAGTCAGAACCAAACGTCAGGTTTATTGAAGAACAATTAGGCGTTATAGCTACCTGTGCAACCGTGGATGAATTGAAACTCGCTTACACCGGCGCTTATGCTTGCTGCGATGGCAATCAGGCTTGGCAAGCCAAAGTGATTACTGCAAAGAACAAACGCTATAAGGAGATTACAAATGCTTGAATTACCTAACGCATGGCCTGGCTTGATGGAGCAAGGCACAGACGCATGGTTTAACGCCCGTATTGGCAAAGTTACCGCTAGCAGGGTTGCCGACTTAATGGCTAAGACCAAGACCGGCTATTCGGCATCACGGGACAACTACATGGCACAACTTATTTGTGAACGCCTTACCCAAACCAAAGCGGATGGGTTTACTAATGCCGCAATGGAATGGGGAACGGAACAAGAGCCATTTGCACGGGCGGCGTATGAGGCCAAAACAGGCGTAATGGTTGAAGAAGTAGGGTTTGTGCCACATCCACTAATTGAGTGGGCTGGCGCCTCGCCTGATGGCCTTGTTGGGCCTGATGGACTAGTAGAAATCAAATGCCCTAACACCGCGACCATGATTGACACGCTTTTAACCGGCAAAGTGCCTGGCAAGTACAACATACAAATGCAATTTCAAATGGCTTGCACGGGTCGCGTCTGGTGCGATTACGTTGTATTTGACCCAAGGATGCCAGCCAAAGCGCAGTTATTTGTCAAACGGGTAGAACGCGACAATGCGTTTATTAAAGAAATGGAAGTGGAAATTGTTAATTTCTTAGCTGAAGTAAACGTGCAAATTCAACAACTTAACGCAATCATTGAAGGTAATTAATTATGTCCAAGATCAAAAAAGAAATTTCCGTCATAACCGGCAAATATACCAATTCACAAGGCGTAGCCAAAAACCGCTATGCACGCATTGGGTCAATCATAGAAACCAAGTCCGGAGATATGCTCAAAATTGACTATATACCGTTGTGTGGTAACGGCTGGGACGGGTGGGCTTACATTAATGAGCCACGTCCAAAAGATGATGGATTTCCTAAAGATGATTCCGTACCTTTTTGAGGAAGTAGCATGGAACATTATCGCGCTAGGAACACCGACCCAATCACAAGTTGGGACGCAGCAGGGTCTGCTAAAGACCTTGCCAAACGCCATGCCGCAATTATTCTTAAAACTTTGCGCGAACAAGGCCCATTAGGAAAAGACGGAATTGCCTTCTTTGCGGTAATGGATGGCAACCAGGTAGCCAGGCGCTTGCCAGAAATGGAGCGTGAAGGCTTGGTAGGCTTGACAGGTAAAACCGTTAAATCTATGGCTAGACGTATGGAAAGGGAATGGTATGCGATTTCTTAAATTTTTGAAAAACTATTATCGAGAATTGATTCCTGCCGAAGTTATCCAGCGCGAATTGTCTCAGGCACATCTAGACCGCTTGGAGGCAGAAAACGCAGTTGAGTATGCCCAAGCGGTGCTGGACATGAATATGGCCCGCATAGAGCGTTTAAACACGCGATTAAAGGAGTACAAATGAAAGATCAAGACGGGTACAAACAAGACCCCACATGGCTGGAAAAAACTGGCGGATTTGCGCGGGACATGACGCTGCGTGACCACTTTGCGGGGTTGGCTATGCAAGGGCTTTTGGCAAACCCAAAATTAGAAAAACAAATTATTGAAAGCGGCGGTGCTTTTGGGGGCTGGATTGAATCATCTGCATACGGATGGGCAGACGCAATGCTCAAGGAGCGTGCCAAATGAACTGTTGCAACGATAACGGTCAATGTGACCAAGGCGCAGATTGCGCTATCCGAAAACGTAAAGAATTAGACGCTACTTATAGCAAACAGGACACTGACCCATACGTTGATACGATTGGCGAGTTTAGAACCTTGCTTGCCGCGCTGCTGGTGCTTGTTGGTATGGTCATGCTGGCTTTTGCGATATGGGGGAAGTGATGAACATCATTAAATTATCAAACGATTCTGGCCTTGTTTATTACGGCATGGGCAAAGACCGTGCTAAGTTTATTCATCATTTGGAAACCTTTGCCGCTTTGGTAGAAGCAGCAGCCCGTGCTGATGAGCGTGAGGCGTGTGCTAAGTTGTGTGATGGGTTAGCTGAGTCGTCAATTGATGACTACGAATACGGGGGAATGGTTTGCTGTGCTGAAGTAATCCGCGCAAGGGGAACAACATGACAGGCTATCAATCAAAGAAAGCAGCGGCGCAGGACAAGTTGGCACAGCCAGCGCCGGAGTTAACAATGCAAGAGCAGCTAGATAAAGCCGAGGCAGATCGGCGCAAAGCCTATGCTGATTTGTGTGAAGCCTATGAAGAAGTAAAACGTATTAAACATTTAATGGAGATAAACAAATGAAAGCTTATTGCGAAAACTGCAAGTTGATTCAGCCGTCTAGTTTTAGCACCGGTAACGATGTGCTAACAGGAGCGTCTTACGAAGATTTGTGCTGCAATATATGTGATTTTATTGTGGCTACCGTGCAGGAAAGAGAAGCCACCCCACAGCACGAATGGGTAGGGCTGACGGATGAGAAAGTGCATCCGACTAGCTGCGACTGTATGGGAGCCTCTGGTTTTAATCGTGTTGAGTACTACACCGCCCCACCAAAGCGCGAATGGGTAGGGTTGACGGATGAGGACAAACAAGAGTTAGATGAAAAATATGGTGATGATTACTTAGCGCATCTTAATGCAGTTGAAACCAAACTCAAGGAAAAGAACAATGGATAAACCGCTAGACGAAGAAGGAATGTACTTAGTGCATGAAACTAAACGAATAGATCAAATTAAAGATTATGCTTATCCGTGCATAATTGCAGAAACTGCTATAAAAAATGTTTATAACATGATAAACGAACGCAATTTAGATGACGCGCTTGGCGAATGCGTTACTGCTATTTATGAACTAGAAGATATTATTAAATACATTCAAAATGCGAAAATCAAGACACGCTGACATTAGAGCCGCATTGCTTAAAGCAGAGGACGGACTTACTAGAAAACAATTATGCGAACAAACTGGTATTGCGGATTACTCTATTCGAGCAGCCGTTAAAGCAATGCCAGACGTTTACATAGATAGGTGGATAAACAAAGGAAATGCTGCGCCACGGCCTGTTTATATAGCGGTAGAAGTTCCAGAGGATTGTCCAAGGCCAAAATAAAAAAAAGGGGGGGTTTATTGCCCCCACCCTTTTTGGGTACGATCCTACCCAATTAAATGGCTTCTTCTTCGTCAGCTTCGCACTCGTACCAATCGTCCGATTCTTCATCGTACCAGTACCAAACTTCGTTTTCTTCGTCAAACCAGTACGCTACGCCATCGTCATCGTACTCGTATTCTTCATCGGCGAACTCGTCCTCAATACCAAAATCATCCTCTACTTCGATTCCAAAATAGCTAAGAAAGTCAAAGAAATCAACTTTGGCAACAAATGTAACGTCCATGATAATCCCCTGTAAAAATGGTGCAGCACCGCGCTGCAAACCAATCTTATAGCTAATTTATGACACGTTTTTACAATTTTGATACATTGATAACTTGTCCCCGAAACTCTATGTGATTTTTGTCAAAAACTTGTACAAGTTCGGGCTGTAAAAGATGTCCATTCCACAATGTGAGAATAGCAAACCCACTGCGCCAATTGACCGGCGCGTCCTCCAAGTAGTCTATAAATTGTGGCCCATTGGTTTCTGCGAGCGTTCCTGTGTCTACTCCATACCTTGTGCCGTTAAGGTCGCTAAATGGCGACACTTTGAGGCTGTGAAGGTGTCCTGTAATGTAAGATTTGCCCGACATTACTGAGTTGTTGTAAACGGCATGAATGCCGCCCTTCCACCTATGTTTGATTACTACATCATCAGTCGCCCAGCACGACCAGGCTGGTGTCCACGCTTGAAAATGATCTTTAAGCGTAAAGCCTTTTATATTTGCAAACTCAGGTACACGATTTGCCAATGTGTTTTCAAAACGCGCATCATGGTTTCCAAGCGTCCAGATCAGCTTGCATTGACTATTGTTTGTTTTAGCTGCTGTCTCTATCTCCTCCAAGCTAGCTTCGCACGCTTTTAATTCGCTAATCAAACTAGGCTTGCTATCCCAACCAATACGGGGAAAACGGGAAATAGAAGCACCATCAAAAGCATCACCATTGTTAATAACAGCCCTTGGCTTAAACTCTTTAATAGCCCATAAGAGTCCTTGAAATGCCGTTGAACGAATGCCTGGCCAAAAATGTGCATCACTAAAAACAATCACTGTGCCGTTAAGCAATCCAAGGTTTACGCGAACATTATGCGGAATCGTAGCGTAATTTTTTTGGTACTTTAAGCCTCTAGGGTCGCCAGCATTAAGCGTAATTTTTTTATCTTTTTCTATTCTTCTGCGTCTGTTTTGTATGCAACGAACGCTTACACCAAGAATTTCAGCTAATCTTTGACCAGATTTATGTTCATTCCATAATTGGATGAATTCGGATTCAGAACACGCTTCTTTTGGCATATAGATTCCAAAAAGTTGATCTGCGTTTATAACTTATTTTTGTTTCATGATAAAAACAAAGCACATTCGGCAGTTCTGCGTTTAAGTAATCCTGGTAAAACTTTACCACCACCTTTTGTCCAAAGCATAAGTTGTTCCTTTGCTTCTTCCCAATCTTGTGCGTTTATCTTGCGCTTTAGCGTACTGGTCTGTAACCGGCCCAGCCCTAAGTTGTACACAAAGTCCACAATGGCATTGCACTTGCGTTCATCGGTCAGCAAAATTGGGCATTGGCGCAAAACGCCAGGCAAATAAGTATGGTGCAGTTCATGGAGAAGTAGCAGCGTTGCGTCAGGCTCAGATATGGGGGAATCAATCAAAGCCACCTTGCGCCCATCAGCGTAGTAGGTGCTGCCATAACCAATCGTAGCAATACCCGCAGGACAAAGGTAGGGTTTACTTCTAAACCCCTCAAACTGTTTACACAGTGCTGCGGCTATGTCTAGCCTCATAACCCACGCTTTGCCAAAGTGCGGTCAAGAAACCAATAGTTCAAAGTGCCGGACACTAACGCCGCAAAATCTGCGGACATTATGAGTTTAAACACTGCTTCTGGAGGTGCGTTAGCTAACCAAGCAGTCCAAGCAAACCAAACATGGGCAAAACTCCACAGAAACAAAATCCAGTAAGTCGCCACAGGACGTACTGAGGCTGACAAACTTGCGGCCCAACCACCAGCGGCTTTGACCATTTCGGTCTGTTGCTCAATCGCAGAGTTAAACGCATCCATAACCCCAGTGTCTACCGTGGCTTCGCGCTGCGCCCCAATCTCAGCCATTTTTTGTTGACCGCGCAGGGTTTCTAGTT